TTAAAAGGCTCTTTTACACAACTTGATAGTTCTATATAGGTTTCGTTATGTTCTGGAAAAGTATGTATTGCAAAATGACTTTCGCTTAATAAAAATAAAGCGGTGTACCCAAATGGCTCAAAATGCTTTTCGGCTATTTCTAACACATTAAATCCGCTTTGACTTAATAGTTTATTATATTTGTTTTTTAGTGCAACTGGGTTTGTCTCATTAACCCATACAGAGTAATTATATATTTGTGCTTTCATTTAAATTTGTAAAGTTTAATTTATTGTAATTGTTTTTAATGTTTTTTGTATTGCCCTTATAGAACACTAAAACGTTTTGATGACATTTCCCTATTTTTCTATTGTTCATATAACGCCCAACTCTTTGAGGTAATGTACCTAAACTTTCCGCTATTATCATTTCGTTATATATTTGTACTCCATTTTTAGCAAATATGTTTTTTATATCGTCTGGGAAACCATAGTAAAAACCTTTTTTATTTCTAATATCCCCAACCACAATTACTGCAAACCTATCTTCTTTTAAACATTTTATAGCACCAGTAAATGCTTTATCTATTATTTTTAAAAAGTCCTCATAGCTTTCTTGGTTACTGGCATCGTTTTTTAGCTCAGAGTAAACCTCTAAATCAAAATAAGGTGGACAACTAAATAATAAATCTTGGCTTGCAGCTGGTATATGTTTTAAAACATTTACACCATCATCACATATATATTTGCTTTTACTACCTTTTAATCTTTCATTATTTAAATCTGCTTGTTCTCTTCTTAATTCAATACCAGTAAATTTATTACCTAATGCGTCACTTACATATCCAAAAACACTATCCCCAGCAAAACAATCAAACGTATTACCTTTTTCTATACCAAACCAGCGATTAGATATTTCTGCTAAAACTGGGTCTAATATGCTAACTCCATTATTTATATCCCCCATTAATTTACTTTCAGATAAAGTACCCTCTCTTGTTTCTCCGTTATCTCCAATTAAGTCTTTCCAATATTTTTTCCTATCTATCCAGTAACCTTGCTTGGTGTCTAATATGCTAAATGGTGGCACAATAAATATATCTTGCAACTTATTATGTTCTTCTTTTTCTTCTATTGCATCAAAAGGGAAACCATCTAATCCCCATTCTTCAAGCAAATCTACATCCCATTCATTAGCTAATATATCCCAATCCCATTCTCCAAACCCAACGTTATCTTTTACAATAAATTCTTTTTGTTGTTCCTCTGTTAAATCATCTGCTTTTAAAACATACACTTCTTTAAGTCCAGCTTCTTTACAAGCCTTTAATCTCATATTACCACCCAGCACTATCATATCTTTATTAACTACAATAGGTCGTAGTTTTAACATCTCTGGAAACTCTTTAATTGATTTTACAAGTTTCTTAAATTTATGGTCTTTTATAAATCGAGGATTGTTTTCGTTGCTCTTAACCTCTTCAATTTTTATTAGTTGCATATTTAAAAACGTAGTTTTTGTATTAGTATATAGTTAATTTTTAATTATTTTTAAATCTTCTATTGCTTAAATTAGCATTTGACCAATCAATACAACTTTTAAATAATCTAATTGCTTATTCATCTTCATTTAATTTTATTCCTAAATCATTCATCATTGTAGTCATTTTATCTAACCTTAATTCAAGTTCTTTGTTTTTATAAAACAAGTAAGAATAACTCTTAGAGCTTTGTTCTATAATAGGTTCAAATTGTTTAAATGCTCTATTTACTTTTTCTCGATCTAAAAAACAAGTAACGTTATTTAAACTATGCAATACAGTTGCGTGATTCTTTCCTAAAGGCTTTCCTATTTCATACAAGCTACATATAGTTATTTTTCTTGCTAACTCATAATAAAAGGCTCTTGCATCAACAAAATTTCTTTTTCTTGAATCTGTTGAAATATCTATATTAAATAGTGTGTTTGTGTAATTTATTAATTCTTCTAACATCTTAGTTTGTTCTTAATTTTAAAAGATTATAGCATTCTATATATCTTTGTTTTGCTTTTCCTTTATATTGTTGTTTAAATAATTCATACATTCTTTTAGTGTATTGATATTTAGTATTGCAATCAGCTAAGTACTTTTCTGCGTACTTCTTTCCCTTGCCTTTAAAATAATTTACATTATCAGCTGTATCTCCTATAATCATTTGCTCATAAAAATTATACATAGCTTCTTCTTCTGTAATATCATACACCACTTTATGCTTGTAATAATAATTATACATCAAGCAAGGTAATTGTTTGTAGTCTTTATCTATTGAAACTATCATAACTTCATTCCTGCTAAAATCTTTAGATAAATTATGCCAATACCTAGCAACCATATCATCAGTTTCTATTCCGTAACCGTAAACAGAATTATGTTTCTCTTTAACGTATGCGTGTACTTCATTTAATAAAGGCGGTTTCTCTTGGTTTGTTCTATTAGCCTTATACTTGCTTGTTATTAGCTTTCTAAAGTTACCTAGTGAACCACTAAAAATAAGTATCTTGTCTATATCGTAATTTTCCTCAAGGTCATTTACAATACCCATAACTTGCTCATCAAACTTATTAGTCGCATCAGATAGTTTCTTATAATAAGGACTATCATCTGGAGTTAATCTTTTACGATAACAACTAGCAAATATTAAACTATCTGCATCTATAAGTAAAATCACAACATTGATGATTTAAAACAATCTCTACTACATACACCTTTGCTTTCTATTGGTGTTCCGCATTCTGTACATTCATAATCTTTCTCATTATAATATTCGTCTAAGTCGTAATCTAATTGTGTCATCTGTCTATTTTGTTTTTGTTTCTTAATAATTCAATTTCTCTATTTAAATAATCTTGTGCCTTAATTAAATCAAGTAACTCATCTTGCTTCTTTCCTGCACGTGCTACATATTTAATTATATTTCCTCTGCAAAAGTTTAAATTATAATCTCTTATAAAATCTATAATATCATAATCTCTACCACTGTCATAATGTAATTGCGTAGCCTTCATTATATAACTTCTATTTTACCATTTCTATAATGCTGACAAATAATACCAGTATCTAAAATAACTGTTTTAAATGGCACTATATTTTTACTCTGTTTGTACTGTCTTATAATTCTTTTTATTGTTTTCATAATTTACCTTTTTAAATATTCTATCTTGTTTTGTTTTATTAATTATGCTATTGTTAAATTGTGATTAGGTTTTTGCTTACTTAAATTTAAAAAATAAGTAGAAGCAACTAAATAATCTTTATAATATTGTTTTCTATCTACTATTGAAATAGATTTGTCTTGAATACAATTCATTAATAATTCCATTGTATTTTCTGTTTTTTTAATTTCCGAGTTTATTTTAGCTTTAGTCATTTTACTCATTTCACTCAAATTTGATGACTGTACAAAACTGGATACACTACATATTAGACTATCAATATAAGGGGCATCACTTTTTGTACAGTTGTTTAATTTATCAAAAATACAAAACTTATTTTAATTATTAACAATAAAATGTTAATAATTTTTAAATTAAATTGTAAATCCTTGTATAACAAATGTTTATCAGACCAAGATATATTACAAAATCCTTCTCAATGACTTCTTTTTCTATAAAATTTTCCTCCATAACGCCAAAAATAATACCTTTAAGTAGTGTTATATTAATTTCGTATCCTATATATTCCATTTGTTTTTTATTTTTTTTAAGTCTTCGTAGTCATTACTTAGCTTTAGTTTAACAATATCTTTTAAAACCTCATTTCTTTCTTGAAGATTTATCCTGTCAGATAACTGATTCAACTTTTGTATAATTTCTTTTTTCATCGTATAAATTGTATCATTATTATTAATCATTGCTGCTTGGCTTTCCTCTAATAGATAACAAGGCTTTAATACTTTACTGTTGTTCCACATAGTTGTCATAGGACAATATTTGTTTACAGGTTCTGGCATCTTAATATCATTTAACCAGAACATATAATTTGCTTTTGGGTCATTAACGAAGTAAAAAGCAACCTTACCAGTAGCTATTAGCTTATCGTATTTAAACTTTTCAAGCATCTTAGTAGAATAATATTTATTTCTAAACTTCATCTCTATAACGCATTCTTTTCCTTTTGGAGTTAAACCCTCTGCATCCCAGCTTTCACTTCCTTCTCCTGTCCAATTTAATTGCCATCCCTCTAAATTTAAAATGCTTACTACTGATTTTTCTAGTTGATGTTGTTTGTTCAAATTTATTTATTTAGATTAATATTTTCTATCAATATCAGCAATCCACATTAAGTAAATCTTACCATTGCAACTACAAGGTTCGTGATATTTATGGTTGTAATACTTTGCGTGTAATGTACATAATATCTTTCTATATTCTGGAGTTAGTTTGTTTGTAACGTTTGCTTTAAAATCAACCCATATATTTTTATCTTCTTCTACCATAACTCAACATCATTAAGTTTATTCTTTCTGTCTTCACATCCGCAATTTTCTCCCCATATCTTTTTAACAAGCCACTTGATGCCAGTATAGGTTGTAATTAATTCAATTAGGTTTCCTAGTTTCATAACAATTCATCTTTTAGTTTATTTTTAACTGTATTATAAGTATTGTAAAGGCTATAATATCCAATCTTTGTATCTCTGCTTAATTCTGCAATACTCTTTCCTTTAGCAACTAATTCAAATATTTTCTTATCGTACCAAAAAACGTCATCTACTGCGTTCAAATAGCTGTTTAGAAACTTCTCGTATTGATCTTCATATTCTAATGGGTCTATTTCTTGAAACTGTACATCAATCTCATCTAAAGATACTTTCTTTATTTTAGAACTAGTACGAAGATACTGTACATAGATTCCTCTTAATTGTTTAAAAACATAATAGTAGTTTACTTGATCGCCATACCATAAGTTTTTACCTTCCCTTTCATATCTAATAAGATAAATATACATTTCCTGCACTATATCTTCTTGTATATTTGAAGGACAACCAAAAGATTTTACAATATTTATCCAAGTTTTATGTTTCTTGTATGCTAATTCAACTAATTTTGACATTTATTTAAAATGGTATTTCTACGTGTTTAGGTTTTTGTGCTATATAATCTTTTAAAGGGTCGTAAATGTTTCCAACTACAAAAGGTAATCCATATTTATTTATACTAAAATCAAAACTTTCAAACGAGTAACCTCTACTTAATTTGCAACTTACTGTTATATTGTCTTTATGAACTGTATTAGGCTCTAATGCAATTGCTGTTTCACATTTTTTGTATAGAAAACTTCCTAAATGCCCTGTTGCTTTATCGCTTCCATAGTTACTATGTATTACAGTTATAATATGGCAATCATATCTTGCACTCCATTCCATTAATTTTTGCGTACAAAGGTTAGATTCTTCAAGATTATTTACATCACTTACAAGGTCTGCAATTCCGTCTATTATAACTAATCCGTTGTTACCTTTATTTTGTTCTAAAGTCCATTCGATGAATTTTAGCCTTGTTTTATAATTTATAGTTCTTAAAGCATAAGTCTGATAACATCCAAAGTCTTTTAATACAGTCATATCTTCAACTCTTTTAAATACCCTTTGACTATGCCAATAACCTTGCTCTGTATCAAAATGAATTAAACACCTTCCATTTCTATTTCCTTTTATATTTCCTCCAAAATTGTTTTCACCACTTAAATAGACACTTGCTAAAAGTGATATAAAAAATGTCTTCTTTGTTTTTGGTGGTGCCTGGACAAAAGAAAAGTTTCCATAGGTTCCAATTGGTATTGGTATCTTTATATCTCCATCTTTTGTTGATATTATTTTTTCTCCTAAACTTAAAGCAGTTGGAGGATATGCAAAAATCTCATCTGTTGTTATCCTGCATTCTTCTGCAACAAGTTCCATTTCCATTTGAGCAATTGTCTGTTCTTCTGTCATTGTTTATAAATTTGTCCAAATATATAAAAAAAAAGGGTGGCTATTAAACCACCCCTATTTAATTTAAAAAGGAAAATCAGACGCTACCTCTTCATATACTTCTTGTTTTACTTCTTTTTCTGCATTTACAATACTTCCATTATTCCAAACTACCTTGCCATTTCCCAAATATAATTTAGGTTTTTTATTTTCGTTTTCTTCTTTAGTTTGACTAACAAATACTGCTGTATTGTTTCCGTATCTTGTTTCGTCATTAATTGACATTGTTAAGTTGATGTATACTGCACCATCTTTTCCTGCTACAAATTTTTCCTTAGGTAATTTGTCTACTCTTAAGCTGTAATTGACAATTGCACTCATAATAATTCTATTTAATTTAGGTTAATAATTATATTTATTTTCTTTTAAATGATTCTGATTCGTCTTCTCCAAAAACTCCTAATTCATAGAAGCCAGTTAGTTTTAATACCGCTCTTGACATTGCTCTTTTTTCTGCCATTTCAGCCACATACCAACTGTTTGTGTTTCCATCTTTAAATGTATCTCCTTTTAATGCGCTTCCAAAAGTCTGTATCATTTTACCTTCCTTTTGTGCCTTTGCTTTAAATACCGCAAAGTTAGGTTCACATTTAATAACTTCATAATCTACATAAATTTGTTCTTTAGCTTGTATCTTATCAATACCTTGTCTAGTCAAAATTGTGTAGTACTGATGCTTGTAAACATCATCTGGAGTTAATTCATACTTTAAATAAAGTTCTTTTAATTTGTCTGTTTTCATTATCTTAATTTTAATACTGTTACTTGTCCTTCTAAAAATTCAACTCTGTTTTCTAATGCCATAATTCTTGCGTTTAAATAATCTACTAAATCATCTTGCGAGGATTGTCTTAATCTCATAATGTCTTCTGTGTGTGTCATTCGTCTATTTTTATTGCTAGTTTTAAATAATTTCTTGTTCCTATTTCTGGCACTCTTAACTGATAATTAATATTGATATCAGTTAAGTTGTGGTCTTGTTCTGTGTGGTACTCAATTTGAAGTCTTAATTTTTCCCACGCTTCTTTACTCAATTTCATCAAATAAATCATAAGGAGATTGTACACCTGTAAAGAAATATAAATCTTTCCAAATTCCGTATCTCATACTAGATACTAATGTAATTTCTTCTAACTCTAAGCAGATAAGACCAATTAAAATTGGATAACTTGCATTATGCAATTCTAGTTTGTCTTTATACTCTTTTTTCAATCTGTCAATTAATTTCATTTTGTCTTGTTTTTAATTATTTATCAAAAATAATAAATAAAATGTTAATAAAAAAATATATTTTAATTTATTTACTGTCCCATATTTAGTATTTATTTAGGACGTTCATTTCTTTCAAGTCGCACATAATCATATACAACACGTTGGTAACAATTAAAAATTTGTTTTCACAATTTTAGTGTACTTGCTTTTTAAGTTCCATTCTAAATGCTTTTCAGCTTCCTCTAAAGTATCAAAGTAGCCAACTATATCGTTTTGAAAGTAATCGCTTAGCCAAAAGCCAAAAATAGTTTTTCCTTGTAATTCAAATACAGGAGAGCAACTATTAACGTGTTCTAAAATTCTAAATTTCTTCATTTTTATTTAATTGTTTCAGTCCTTTTACAAATAAGTTAGGGTAAATACTACATTCTGCACATTAATAAATCTGTGTATCTAATTCGCTATTTATTTGCGAGTAAAGTTTATCTGTAATTATCCTATATGTTTTTGCGTTTGAAAATGTTATTAATTTAAAATCTTCAAACAACATTCCTTTACCTTCTATTTTTTGTAAATGAAGTAAAACTCTTTTCTCAAAAACATCTAAATCAAAATCAGCGTAATCAGTAGTTAAAAAATATCTGTTAATTTCATTTTTAATAAATCCATCAAGAATACTTAAAGGCTCTGCATATCCATTATAATAATCTTTTATGTTGTCTATTTTAAAAAAAGCAGTAGCAGATGCAGTTATCTGTTTATCGTCTTTTGTTGTAAAATTAACTTGGCTAATTATTACATCTTGTATCCTTTTGGGCTTGCAAAAAACAGCATCTAAAAAAGGTATCTTAAAATAAATTCCATATTTTAATTCTCTTTTTATTTTACCATTTCTTAACTGCAACCCATTTTCCCATTCTTTCACTATAAACCAAAATTTTAATTGGTTTGTTAAGTATGTAAAAAACTCTTTTAATCCATCCATTTTAATATAATTTAGTTTTTAATTCACCGTACTTGCCATAGCACCGTATATAATTAATAGCAAAAAAGCCACTAACCATATACAAAACGTTATGCGTCAGGCTAAAGAACGACCTAGCAATACTTCAAGCTCAGAATGAATAATCCATTTTTGAGCAATTAACGCTTCTAATCCAAGTTCATCAGAAGTCATATTCATAAAAAAACCTTCATTATTAGTTCCTTTGCAATAGACTGTTAATTTCACTTTTTCAGGCATTTTGTTTTCCCAACGCAACTCATTAGCATTTTTATCTTTTGGATAAATATCTATGAACTTGTCTAAATTGTCGTAGCATAATTGAATCACTTTGTTTTCTTCGATTTCTTCTTTTGTCATTATTATTTACTTTTGTGAGAAGCCCAAACGCATAACACTGTATATAAAACAGCTTTAGTTCCGTGCTTAATCGGTGGTTGTTGTTTATTTATTAAGTTGTTCCCATTTTGGAAATATCCGCTATTTTACAAGACGTTTTATATACTGAACGTTGGCAAAAAGCACTAACCCGCAAATTCTAACTCTGAACCAGTTAATTCGAAATATAAATTTTGGAGTTGATGAACGTGTTTAATATCAATTTTAAAATTATGAGACTCATTACTTAAATAAATTACATATCCGTTAATCTCTTGTCTTATGCAAAAAATATCTAGTCTTAAACCGTGATTTTTCCATTCAAAACCGAATTTAATTAACCACTCTTCTGTTAATTGGATTGGTTTTATTTGTTCAGGAATCTCGGTATTAGACCATATTTTTAAATCTAAACCCGAAACTTTTTCAGTTTCATTTTTAAAGTTGGTTAATAAATTTCCTATTCTTAAATCTTGTGTTTTCATTTCGTTATTAGTTTTTAAAATTCGTAATTATAATCGTGCCATTTGCCAACACCGTACAAAAATACGCTATTCACTACTTGTTACTGTAAAGTACAGTCCTATTAAAAATATAATTATACCATATATTATTTCTTCCATTATAATCGCTTTAAATTTGTTATACAATACGTTGTATTCAAGTGCTTAAATTAGTGATAAATTGAAAGTTCATTGTTTAAAGTCTTTTTCTTTTATTTTTTCCCCTTCATAAAATCCGTTTAAGAATCCATAAAGTAAAGTGTAAATGTAGGATTTTGAAACTCTATCGTTTAATGACCATTCGTTGTCTTGGCAAAAATTAATTATTTGACATTCAATTCCACCAAGATTAAAAAGTAAAGTGTATCTTATTTTTTCAATTGGCTTTTTAAAAAAACCTTGTTTTATAGTGTATTTTTTCTCTTGAAGGTAATACCTATCGTCTTTTTTTCTAACGTCTTGTAATAATTTATTAAGCTCAATATCTTTTACTTGTTTTGCTTCTTCAAGTTCATTTTCATTGTAATAAGAACATATCATAATATTTATATTTTTTGCCCTCGCTTAAAAAATAAAAGAAAAAGGGTAGGTTAATAATTCAAATTTTTGTCCTTTAAAGTCGCACCAGACTTACAACGCGGTATAAAAGACATTGAAAAAAACGTCTCTTATACCCATCCGTTGTGCGTAATACCTAAGCATCCGTTTTCATAAGGAAGTTATGCCATTGGTTTGCCATAGCCTGTGCAATTCCTGGAAATGTTTTACTTCTTAGTTTTGCTCTTTCATCCTTTGGTAGTTTACACGCATCAGCATACCAAGCAGGCATAGTTTTACCACTCTTAAATTCTTTTCGCTTTGGTGGTTCAACCTCATTCGTAGGATTCAATGTCGGAAGTCCTTTAATCCAAAGGCAGGTTTTCTTTTCAAATGGGTCGCCAAATTGATAAGGGGTTATTATTTGGTCAGGTTTCCGCCATTCGCTACTCATTACGCCAACAGGGTTTTCAATTACAATATGGTCGCAGTTAGCATTTGCAAACATCATAAAGAATTTAATCGCTTCTTTACGGTCTGCGTGTCGCTTCACGGCTTTTTCACCATATCTTTCAATATTAAACCATCTATTGCCTGTCACAGTTAAGTAGGTACACGGTGGAAAGCTAATAATCAAATCCCAATTTTCTTTTAATAGTTCGGTTACATCTTTTTGCAAGTGCCATTCAGGATGTCCACCGCTACAAGGCAATATATCACAAGAAAAAGCCTCGTGTCCTAACTTTCTAAATTCTTTCGTTACTGCTTGGCTTTCCTCACAGGCTATTAATATTTTCATTCTATTTAAATTTAGTTTTTAATAATCCGGTACATACGCACAACAACGTATATACCCCATTTTCGTACCTCAAACGGTGCATATACAATTCGTTACCTGCTATTTTAAAAGACGTTCGGTAATCTATCACGAACTTTTGCGAAAACAAAGTGTTGAAGCGTTTTAAAATTAATTGTTGGATTACGATTTTCTTTAACAAAATTCCAACTTTCTTCTTTTACAATTTCGTAGTAAATTACGTTTAACAATCTAGGTGTCATTTTAGAAGTCCATCCATCAGAGCTTTCAATTTTTGCATATTCTTTTTCACAAAAAGCAATAGTTACATATTTTTCAGCAATTTCTTCCTCTACCATTTTTTTTCCTTCAATCGTAGATTTACCCATTACTTTAGCGTGTTTTTCTTTAAACTCACTTGTTACGATTTTAGCCCAAGTTTTACGACCGTATTTGTTTTTAAATTCATAGTTTTTTAAAACAACTCCCTCTCCATAACCTTTTCCATCTTCAATTAAAAAATCGTTTTTCATTAATTGATTGACTAATTGTTCGTAGTTTGAATTTCTAATTATTGCAATTGGTGGAATAAAGTCGATTTCGTGTTTTTCTAAAATTGGTTTATAATTATCGTATTTCAAATAATTAAATTTTTCGTCATTTTCGTGTTGTATTTCGATTTCACTTCTGTCCTCTACAACTTCAAAAACATAAAACTTTCTCCAAGCATCGACACGATAAGTTTTTAGAGAATGAGGTACTAACCATTCTCCAAATAATCTATGCGTTGGATTTTCTTTAAGGTAATTTAATAGGCTTGATTGTTTTAAAACCCATTCTAAAAATCCAGCGTTATCTTTATCTATTGATAAATGCCTTGTTCTACTTCCTGCTTGTATTTCTCCATTATGAAGCCATACACTTGCATTTGTGCCGTCAATTTTTGGGAATACATATAATTCTCCTAATTCTATATTTTGAACCTCCGTAGTTCCAAATCTTTCTAAATGTTGATACTTTTTGAACATCTTTATAATTTTAATTTAGTTAATAAAAAACAGCAGGTAACAATGGTTATAGTGCATATTTGCGAAAAGCAAATCCGACACCATACCTATCCGTTATTCAAATAATCACAGTACATTTTTGATTGTTCTTCGCTATGTATAAAAAAAACTACTTCTATACCTTTGCTGTCTAGTACCGCTTTACCTTGTTTTCTGCCAACTCTAAAAGGTGGTGTATATTTAATAGCATCATAACGTTTGCTAACACCGTTTAAAATTAATTGTTTCTTATAATCGTCTAATAATCTTATTACATCGGACATAGGTATATATAAACCATCATCTTCGTGTAATCCTTTTATTTGTATTTTACTTTTATATATGTATGGCATTATAAATCTAATTATTTGTTTAATTATTGATTTAAAAGTTTAACTCTTCTTTTTGATTTTTTCTTTATGTCTTCAATAAATAAGTATTGATCTACACTTAATTTTGAAAATAGAAACATTGATTTTATTATATTTTTTTCTTTTTCTGTAAACGGGTTAATCTCCATAAATTTAACTAAACTTTTTTGCTTTGCGTTTGTCATATTTAAGTTAATTAATTTATTTCCAACTAGAGCTAATTGATTTTCTCTACTGTTTTTTTGTGGTGTGTTTTTAAACTCAATATTTTTTTGTTTAATATTTTCTTTTTTTAAATCACCAAATTCTGTTTTTGATTCTGTAAATTTATTGTTTTTAATAAAAGAATATTTAAGATAATTACAATTATTATTCAACTGTAAATTTTTATACTTATTAAAAAATTCAATGTCTTTAAATTCTTTGAAAAATTCTTTTCTCCTTGAAGAAGTTACTAATGTAACCTTTACTTTAATTCGTTTCATTTGTTTTGTTATAAATTAATAAAAAATATATATAAAAATAAATTTAAAAAACTATATATAAATATAAAAAAAGATATATATAAAATTATAAAAAATACATATAAAAAACATATATAAAAAATAAATATGGCTCAAAGGTAAATAAAAAAAACTAGAAAAAAATACAATTTATAAAAATAATTATATATTTGTTAAAAATAATTATAAATGGCTAAAAAACCTACAAGAAAACCTGCAAGAAAAACCATAATAACTAAACTAGATACTATATTTAGTCAATTCATAAGATTAAAATATTCAAAGAATGAAATTTCTAAATGTGTTACTTGTGGTAAGAAGGACCATTGGAAGAAACTTCAAGCTGGTCATTTTATTTCACGTAAACACTATACAACTCGATGGGATGAAGATAACGTACAAGTTCAATGTGTAGGCTGCAACGTATATAGATATGGTGAACAGTACTTATTTTCTAAATACCTAGGTCAAGAACTATCTGATGAATTAATGGCTAAATCAAGAAGCATTGCTAAATTTAGTGATGTAGAATTACTGGAGATGATAAAGGAATATAAAGATAAAGTTGATAAATTGTTGATAACATCGTAAATATTTAAACTCAACTAAACCTTTTTATAATTATATTTGTAAAGGAATTAATATCATTTTATAATATATTTGCCTTTTGTCCAATTTGTCTTTTTTTAAAATAGCTGTCTTTAATTAGATGGCTATTTTTTTTAACTAAATTTTCCAGTCAAATATCCTAATGCATAAAGAATAGTACATAATATTATTAACCATAAAGGAGTTCTATATTTTACAACCTCTTTTTCTTTTATAACAATATTTTTATCTATTTTACTTTTGTATTCAGATTCCCATATCTGTTTATAAGCATTTAAGTCTATTTCAGCAGTTATAACATTGTTTTTTCCTTGTATAGATACTTTGCCTTGCTTTGTAGATATTATTTGTTTAAATGGCTTTAAATTACCTAAACTATCACAAGGTTGTTTTATTGTTAATGTATCAGTAAATCTTTCTACTAATACCTCTATTTTTGTTTGTAGAATTGTATCCTTGACAATACGCTCTTTATACTCAATAGTAGATTTTGAAGCATTACAACCAATAAAAAAAAATAAAAGCAAAAATATGTAAGACTTGTTTTGTAGTTTCATAATTTATGTTATTATATGTTTAAAAGTATAATTCTTTAATTTTTTTCCTTATTATATGTATATTAATATAATTTACGAATAATAATAAACATTAATACTTACATTTTATATAAATATCAACTTCTCGTTTACGTCTACGAATTAATCCATTTAATCTAACACCTCCACCTGTTACTGCACAATTTGACCAATAATTAAACATTTCTTTTTCGCTCAATCTAGTATTTACGTTTCTAAATAAATTGTAATATTTCTTAGTACCATTCTTAGTTATGTAAGTAGCGCCAGCGTTATAAACAAAAGAAACCAATGCGTCAAATTCATTTTGGTTTAAATCATCTCTACAAAGTTTATTTACTAAAGGCGCAAACACCTCGTTTATATGCCCTAGTTTTAACCTTAAAGCCTCATCTTCATTAATGTGTTTATCAGCCATTGTAACACGCTTCTTTGTATCAAAGTAATATGTCGTACCATAACCAATAGTAGGCACTTTAGAAGGGCATAAATAAGGTTTACTTACAAAGCTCTCAAGCTCTTTTAAAAAGTCTAACAATTCTTTTGATACAGTTGTAATTATTTCTTTTCTTTCCATTGTCTAACAATATCTATTGTCTTTATAATTGTAAAAACTAAAGAAGCGATTAATAAAACAAGTTTTAACGCTTCGCTAACACCTGTTAAAGTCATTAAGAAAGCTGTCAAGTTAAATATGTAAACCCTCAATGATTGTATATCTGTAAAACTATTAAATAAACTCATTTTTACTCTATTTTTTTGTTGATCGCTTTCTTTATCAACTCAATTAACGTTTGATTTTTAAACAGGAATAACGCCCCGCCAATTACAATTAATGAACTTATAAAAGTTATAGAAGGCCCTAAGGAGTTTGCCTCTTTTACCGCTAAACCCCAAAATATTAAACCTAAAATATTTGTAATTATGTTTTTTATGCAATTCATATTTTATGGATCTGATAATCTACACCCGAAAATCCGTGTACACCTTCTCCTGATATTTCAATAGAATAAGACTTCCAACCAAATGGGTGTGAATCTATGCCTTTCCACATAACATCAACAGAATATTTGTCAGAATAAATAGCCTCTTTTATTAATTTATCTTTATCGTTGTAAGTTGCTTCTATTTGCAAAATATTACCTATTAAAACGATTGCGTGATTGTGGTTTTCTTCTAAACCTTTAATTTTTAAATCCGCTTGTTCCTGCGAATTAAACTCGTATTTTCCTATTTTCATATTATAAAGTTGTTAAGGTTATTAATTCTAAGTCCGTTAACGCTGTTTTGTAAACTCTTAAATCCTTGTTTTCTCCATAAAAAGCCCAAGAACCACCTACTCTATTAAAACCTAATCTATTTAAAACGCCAGCAGAAAACGTAACTCCAGATAAAGATTCATCAATTTTAACACCATTTACCCAAAAAGAAAATTCATTTTGCTTCCATTTTAAAGCTATTTTTTTAAATTCAAGAATGTTAGATAATATAGTTAATCCAGAGAATACTGTAACATTGTTAACGTCTACGATATAACCAATAGTATTAGAAGCCCCAGTGTAGTATATCATAACCCTATCGTCATCAGAAGTACCAGAAATTGTAATTGCTTTTTGGTTAGAATTATTATTTAAAGCCTTTATTTCACCATACAAAACACCCTCTTGACTATTGATATAATTTGACAACCCTGTTTTAGAAGCTGATTCTGCTACTCTAGTAACTGTACTACCCTCTGTAGCTGGTAACATTAAAGATGTTGCGTATGGTAACGCTTCTAATTGTGCTCCGAATATGTAAACGCCTGATGTTCCGTCACCTGTGTATAAAGGCAGTCTTGAATTTGTAGAAGTTTTTATTAGCGACATTATAAATCTTGAATCAGAAGAATCTACTGTTGCTTCATCTGTATATGTACATCTGTAATAACCGTTTGATAATAATTTAATTGTTGCCGTAGCTGTTGCAGCATTCGTTAAAACAAGAGTTCCGTTATCTAAATCATAGTTAATATAGTTAGATAAAAAACCTGTTGAACCTGTTATTTGTAGTAGCCTTCCATTTGGTTTTACATAAATTGATTGCGTATAAATTGTACCTGTTACTGTTGTAAATACGTTGTATATATATTGTCTTTCATTAACACTACTCTCCACCAACTTAAAAGCACTTGTAGGATTGTCTACACTTGGTGCTGAAAAGCCTCCTGCAACTGTTGCACCGGTTTTAAACCAATATGCGTTACTAAATGATAAAGGATAGGTAATTAAGTTAGTTGATTGAGGCTCTAGTAATAAACTAGGGCAACCGCCATCTGTATGATCACGTCTAGGAACGCCCGTTGCTACATTTTCAATTAATCCGCTACTATTTACCCTATTTGCTGTATTTGCTCTCGTAAACAATAAATCCCCGTCCCCATTAGTGGGTAGTACGCTATATATTTTATTTAATTTAACACCACTTGGTATTAATGCTATGCTTGGTATTGTTGCCATATTTTTTATTTTAATAATTTGTTACACATTCTAAAGATTCTACTTTTCCTCCATCACTTTCTACTCTAAAGTTATAATCCCAGTTATAAATACTTAAAATAGATAATGCTTGACTAACGCATTCGCTCGATTCTATAATACCACCATCAGCTTCAACCCTATCAATAAAGTAATTTATTAAAGGAAAATCAAAAGCATAATCATAGTAGATACCGCCCCATCCGTTTTTCTGTGGATTACCCCACCAAGTGCTATTGTATATTTCGTTTGCCATTTTTTTGTTTTTTTAAGTATTCAGATAATTTAACAATATTAGATTGTTTTGGTTTATACGTATCTTTCATATTACAAAACCCAGCCATTAAATAAATCGTTTTTATCTGGATAAACATCTTCGTTGTTATTGGTATTATATTCTGGAAACAAATTAGTGTAAAAAGAAATATAATCAATAAATCTCCTGGTATAATATTCAGCAAAGTTTCTTGATTTGTTTACTAAATAATCAACCTCATCTTTAGATACACTTTCAGAGTTTTCAGATGTATGCTTACTTATTCCTCCATTCTTAATTTGATAAGCTGCAAATGGTAAATACTGCATCATAGCATAATGAATTAACATCGGTTGTATATAATCTTCAACTAATGTAAAATAGTTCCCAGTTAATGTACCTGCAAGAATATCTGTACTAATTTTATTGTATAAATCAGTACCTAAATAATTTTGAATATCTATCTGTTGTGCTATCTTAATAAATTGAAGTAGCTTATCAGTATCAACGTTACCATCTAAAATACTATTTTTTACTAAATCTGTTCTTGAAATAAAGTATGCTGTCGCCATATCTTATCCTTTATAGTTTGGATGATGCCCATTATTAGCCATATCCTTTGGTGCTATTTCAGAAGTTTTATAATCAGTTCCTTTTGGTTTATAAGAACTTGGTATATTATCAACTTCTTGTGAACTAGATAATGCTTTATCTTCTACAAAGGTTCTATCAGTTTTAGTCTTTAAACGATATAGATTTTCATTCCAAAAATGCCCACAATTAACACCACCTTTATATTTGAATAAAGAATAGTTTTCACCTTTATGACCGAATGAATTATTTACACCTCTAAAACTTGCCTGATCAATATCTTCTTTTCTATAAACAACTCCGTTTGATGTTCTACCCATCATATTTTTACAAAATAATCTTGACTTACCACTTGAATACTTTTCAGAATATTCATATCTAACCTTGTAAAAGGATTTATCTAAAAAAGATACTTGACTTGGTTTTGATGTAATAAAATCAGCTAACTTTTGTAAACCAGTTTTTTTTTGTTTTATCAATCTATTTGCCCAACTATCTACATCATCATTCTCTTCTGCATATTCTCTTTTTTCTACAAGTTCCCATTCATCATTTATACTTTCACCCTCTAAATAATTAAGCATTTCTTCGTCATTAAAATCAACTTGGCTACTCATCTTTACACCAGTTTCTTCTTCTCTAGTTTCTGCATCCACTACGTTGTTTAAATCAGTAAATTCTAAAGGCTGTAACGTTTTAAAGTATAGATTTAAGCTAATATCATTAAAAGCTAATACATCATTAAAAGCATTTATTAAAAGTGTTTGAAATGGTCTTATAACTGTGTTATCCATTAATATAGATGCAGTCTTTAATTCATCAGAATTATTACCAAAACCGCTTGAATCTTTTACACCCAATAACATAGGAGAAACAACCCTGTGAGCAACCATAATTTTACGCATACTTTCATCAGATAAAAACTGATATTGATTGTGCGCATCACTTAATTGAATTGGCTCTATTGAAGCAGCAGTTGCAGCGTCATCATTAAAACTTAATATAAATTTACCACTATTAGAACTTCCGCTAAACTTTTGGTAAATTCTGTTTTCTATTAATTGTCTTTGCTCTGGGTCTGGAGTTCCGTTATTAAAATTTATTAGCATACTTGGTGCTAAACCATTCATTATATTGTTTAAATGATAGTTTGAAATCTCTTCTTCTAATTCTGCATACTGCAACCCTCCTTGATAATCTACTGGAGAATAATATTTAAAACCAGCTTTATAAGGCTTTACATAATATATTTGTATAGGCTCTTTACCATATCCAAAAGATTCTATACGTACAAGTTTATCGTTCTTCTTATAATTTACCCAATCTGGGTGCATATAATACGCTTCAATTTCTCCTTTTTCATTACACTTTTCAGCTCTTAATGTTTCAATAGGTATATGCTCAACTCTTGCAATACTCTTTCCATCTTTTGAATAAATTACTTGCATAGCACAATTACCCATTAATTTTAAATCAGACGATAATCTTCGTACACAGTTATCGTGAAATAAAGTAATCATTTTAGCGTATGCTTCTGGCTTTCTTTGTGAATCTGTTGCATCTAACCCTTTGCCGAAAATCATTTCAGACATTCCATTTATAATAGCATTATTTGTAGCACTACCATTATATCTATCAATTAGAAATTGAAAATAATTATTATCTTCTCCATAAGAAACATAACTATCTGTTTTTGTTTCCTTAATCTTAGGACTTGTATATGTAGATAAATTTAAAACTCTTAATTCATTCATATTATAAAATTATAAAATCATTGTTACCAGACTTACTTATATATTCTTCTTTATTGACTGAATAATAATTGTTTGTATCTTGGTTTATTGTTTGGTCGGTGCAGAATATCTTATCTAAATAGATAATATTACTTCCATATAAAATTGATAAATCGTAAAAACGACCTTCTACTAAATTAAAAGCATAAGAAATTACTAAATAATCTTTATCCGTTGTGGTAGATATATTTGCTGTTGTAACTTCATTTGTACTATCATCTCTTAATTGTAAAGTAACAGATGAAAAGTATTCTCTAGGAATTATTTTTATTGTTTGGCTACTATTAGATGTCGTTAATACTTTCATACTTATATATAGTCATTAATTTTATTTTTTGTTTATATGCAAAAAAAAAGGATATGAATTAACATACCCTTTTTAAATTAGTAAATAAAAAGTAATTAAGCAGTTGGATTTATTTGAACCGGAGATACCTCAGCAGTAATTACTGATCCAGTTACAAAGTAAGGGGGTGCAGTTTCTTGAGCAACTATCGTTAAAGAATATCCACTTAAATCTCCCATAGCAGCACCAGATGAAATTGAGCCACCAGTTACTTCTCCTCCGTTTTCTAAGCCAACCAAGAAGTAGTTTCCATTGTAGTCTTCTATTGCTACGTGTGGTCTTGCGTGTGTAATTAATTTTAATTGCTCTTGAGTTTCTTTATCTTGAAAAGTCAAAGACAATGTAAGAGTACTTTCGTAAAAAGTAGTTCCACTTTCTCTTGATGAATTAATTGCAGTTTCTAAAGACGATGTTCCTTTTACATCAAATTTAAACCACTCTGGAGTTCCTGCTAATGCAGTAATTTCTCCAGCAACGATTGTTTCAGCACCTAAAGTTCCATAATCTGCAAAGTAAATAGTTTTTATACCACCTACTGCTGATTTACAAGGTACTTTTCTACCAGAAGTTAATAAACAAGCCATATTTTTTTATATTTTTTTAAATAAAAAAGAGTAGATGTGCATTTCGCATACCCACCCCCTTTTAAAATTATTAATTAATTATTAAGAATAAAATACAATTTCAGAACCAAAGACGTGCTGAACACCTGCTGTAAATCTCATAACAACTCTTACATTTTGAGAACCATCGATATCTGACATATCAATTACCTTCACTTCGTTTTGGTCGTTTAAAATTCCAGTTCCAAAGTACAAGTTAGATTTTTGTGCTAAAATCATTTTATTAGAAGTTAATCCTTTTGCAACAAAAATATTTACTCCTTCAAAAGATAAAGAACCTCCATTATACCATTGTGTCCCTTTTCCATCAGTACCATTTGCACCAACGTTAGCACCAAAACCACCTAAAGCACGAATATACGCTTGTGCAACATTTGTAGAAACATAAAGAGTTAAATCTTCTTGTCCTAAAATTGTATCAGCATTAGCAATAGCTGAATCAATAACTTTCGCCATTTCAGTAATTACGTTTGCAGAAGTTACAGTTGTTCCAGCTACATCATTTACAGATGCATCAGCAGTTAATTTTGCAGAAAAACCATCAAATTGTCCACTTGTACTAGTTGAACCACTCCAAATACTTTTTTCTGTTCTATCAGCTACTTTTGCCGCAACGTGAGCAATTACAAATCCAGCAAAACTAGGTGCTAAATTATCAAATGCAGAATAACCCATATTAGCAGCTTCCCAAGATGCGTGTAAATCTTTCTTACATAATTGTAAATTTACTTGAAATTCCTCTGGAATTAAAATAGCTTCTGTTAAGGTTAAAGTTCCTGCATTAGTTACGAAATCACAAGAAGCATCTTTTACGATATCATCTGTTGCTCCTTTTTGTATAACTGTTTTAAATTTTACGTTTGGTAAAATAGAAATTGCACCACTATCTAAAGTTGATGCTGATAATAATGCAGCTGCGATATATTCACCACTAAATTCACCTGCATAACTTGATGTTAAAGATACACTCATTTTTTTTTAATTTTTAATTAGTTTTATAATTTATTTAATTTTCCCATCACTCTATCCAAAGTTGATTGAGTTCTTTTAGAAGATATATTGAATTTCACCGACATCTTACCTAATTGAGCATTTGTATTAATTGGTTCAACTGCTGGTTTAGATAATTCTTGTAAGACTTCGCTTGGTAATTTATTTACAACCTCTGATAATTCTTCTTCCTTTTTAGGTTTTAACATAGCTTTGATTTCTTCAATTATTGACTTAACCTCTTCTAGTTCTTTTTTAGTAGCATAAGATACTTCTTCTTCTTCAGCTTCTACCTCAACTTCTGGTGCTTCTTCGCTTTCAGATGATTTAAGCTCTTTTATTACTCCTTCTTCTTCGATTACTACAACCTCTCCGTTTTCTAAAACATACTCTCCAACTGGTAATGCAACTCTTTCATCTTCTGTTACAATAAAGATTTCATTTCCTGCTTCAAATTTATCTGCTTCTAAAACAGTTCCGTTCTCTAGCTTCATTTGTTCAAGTTTAACCTCTATTCCTAAAAGTATTTTTACTTGGTTTAACATTTCATTTGATTTCATATTTATATATAGTGTTTAATTAATTAATTTGCATTTTCAATAATTGTAGATATTTGACCTATTCCTTGTGCGTGTAAACTTCCATCACAGCACTTAGTTGAATAAGTATTATTTTTACACAAGCAACCTCTTTTGCTTTCTTTAGGACTTGTTCTACTTGGTGTGGTATTATCTTTATTCATTTCTTAAAATATCTTTAATTTTAGACAATAACAAATCTGCTTCAACGTCTTCTTTTATTGGCTCTTTAATTTTTTCTGATTTGTCAATAAAATACCCTTCAATACTAAAGCCTTTTACTTTACCAGTTTTAACGTAATCATTCCAAACTTCAGAATTATTTACCTTTACTGCACCCATCCAAGTACCAACTGGAACATTCATTCCATACTTTCTTGACTTATCGTGTACCTCGTCTTCAACAATCCAACTTTCAACTAAACTTAAACCACTTAATTCGTGTTCGTGTTCTAATGTAGAATTATTTTGATTTCCCCTTATTAAATACATCTGTGAGGCTTTAACAACTGTTTCTTTTGAGAAATAAATATAATACTCCTCTTCTCCGCTCTTTCTATAAATAGGCTTGTTTGGTATTAGTAAAGCACCTAATAAAATTTGCTTCTCTTTATTTAATTCCTTTAATTCTACAAATGCACTATTTAAAGCAATAAAACCCTCTTCAATAGCAGGACTTTCAACAACTGAAATAGCGTCAATACCTAGTGTTTCGTTTTGGTCGTCTAAAATTAATTCAATAATATTCATAGTATTATATAGTATTTAATTATTTTTTTTGCATTTTAAATAGATGCCCCGTTTACAATATTTCTATACATAGATTGTGCAGAAGTTACATCATTTGAAACTACATAAGCCTTAACAGGTTCTTTTGATTGACCACCAATAGCATCTGCTAACTGATTTGTATTACTTGCACCAACTACATTAAAAGCTGGTGGTTGAGAAACAGCAGGGGCACTAGTAATTGATCCACCACCTCCACCACCTCCACTAAAAGAACTTGCAACAGATTTTGTTTTTTTAGTTGCAGCTAAAACAGACGAAATAATACCAACAGCAGTTGCAGCATAACCTATCAACGCAGGAATAGCAGCAGGAAAACCTAATTTTAAAGTTTGTGCAAATCCACTAGAAACAGCAGAACCACTTGAAGCAGCTTCTATATTAGCAGTTATAATTGCTTTACTGGCTTTTGATTTTATCGCTCCTAAATCTATTAACAGTTCTTTTGC